AAGCAACCTGAGAATCCTATCCGTCGTTTTGTTATCTCTCCTCAAATCTTCCAAGTCATCAAGTCATCATTGATGGACCCTGAGATTGAAGAATTGCCAACAGACGCACTACGCGGTCTAGACTTCCGCATTGTTAAAACAAGCAAAGGCGGTTACGCTGACTACTCAACTTCAGGTTGGGCTCGTAAAGAATCTGCTCTAACAGCAGAAGAACAAGAAATCATTTCTAAGTTCGGCTTGTTCAACTTGAGTGAATTCTTGCCTAAGAAGCCAAGCGAAAGCGAATTGAAAATTATCAAAGAAATGTTTGAAGCATCAGTCGATGGTCGTCCTTATGACCTAGACAAGTGGGGCGCATACTACAAGCCATGGGGCTTAGATGCTAAGCAAACCGGCGACGGCGAATCAATCTCCGTACCAGTTTCACGCCCAGCGCCAGTTGCTCAAACCACACCAGCTCCTGTAGCAGAAACCGCTCCTTGGGAAGCAGACGCCGCTGAAGCCGCTGAGTCTATCAAACCAGCCGCACCAGCAGCCGAAGCTCCTAAGACAAGCGATAAGGCAAACGACATCCTAGCGATGATTCGTAGCCGTCAAAAAGCAGTTTAATAAACTGTCTCGGTTCAAACAACGCTTCGGCGTTGTTTGACTTTAGAGGGAGCATCATATGACATTACCTGACGAGCGTTATCGCTCATTAAAACAAGCAAAGAAATTGCTAGAAGAACTGGTAGACCCTGGAAAAACACCACGAGTGCCAGCAGTTGTCCGCGAACGAGCACGAGGAGTTCTACGACACTTTCCTAGCGATTATGAATTTGAAGTAATGGCTTCTAATTGTCCAAACTTACTTGACACTAAGCCGTTCTCAGTTTACAATACTACTATCAACAAATAAGGAATAACATGGCTACTAAACCATTTGACTTGTCGAAGTTTCGTAAAGACATTACAAAATCAATCGACGGTCTATCAATTGGCTTTCACGATCCTACAGACTGGATCTCAACAGGCAACTATGCTCTCAATTATCTAATCTCAGGTGATTTTAAGAAGGGTGTACCACTAGGCAAAGTAACTGTATTCGCCGGCGAATCGGGCAGTGGTAAGTCATACATCTGTTCCGGCAACCTAGTAAAGAACGCACAAGAGCAAGGCATCTACGTTGTTCTCATCGACAGTGAGAACGCACTTGATGAATCCTGGCTACACGCTCTAGGCGTACAAACCACTGACGACAAGCTACTCAAGCTAAACATGGCCATGATTGATGATGTTGCTAAGACAATCTCAACATTCATGAAGGACTACAAAGCAATGGCCGAAGACGAGCGTCCTAAAGTCTTATTCGTTGTTGACTCCCTAGGTATGCTAATGTCACCAACAGAAGTAAATCAGTTCGATGCTGGTGACATGAAGGGTGATATGGGTCGTAAGGCCAAAGCACTCAAAGCACTAGTTACTAACTGTGTCAATATGTTCGGTAGCTGTAACGTTGGCTTAGTTGCCACAAATCACACTTATGCTTCACAAGACCCATACAATCCAGATCCTAACGTTAGTGGCGGTCAAGGCTTTGTTTATGCTAGTTCTATTCTTGTTGCTATGAAAAAGCTCAAGTTGAAAGAAGACGAAGACGGTAACAAAGTATCCGAAGTTCTAGGCATTCGTGCCGGTTGTAAGATTATGAAAACTCGTTATGCTAAGCCATTCGAAGACATTCAGATTCAGATTCCGTATGAGACTGGTATGAACCCTTACTCCGGTTTCTTTGACTTGTTAGAAGCACGTGGTTTAGTCAAGAAAGAAGGCAATCGCTATACTTACACAGACTTGAACGGCGAGATTCACAAGTACTTTCGCAAAGAGTGGTCTAAGAACACTAATGGCATCATGGACTTAGTGATGACCGAGTTCTCAGAAAAAGAAAAGCGTGAGACACAAGCACAACTAAACGAAACAAATGAAACTGAAATCGCTGAATAAATAACAGCGGAGGAAAAAATTTCAATGGCATTAGATATCGTTACTCAAGTATGGGATATTGTAAAAGATTCAGTACACCCAACAGACCGCGAAACAGCGGCCGAGCACATCGTAAGTATGTTGATCGATAATGACTACTCACCGGCAGAAATCAAAAGTGCCTTCAGAGGCGACTCTGATTTCACAACTGCCTTAAAGTATTACAACGATCAAGAAGCTGAATACGAGGAAGACTACGAAGAATACGAAGAAGAAGAACTTGATTTTGACGACGAAGAAGATTGGGATTAAATGAACTGGTACACGCAGGTAACTAACGATCTAGCAGTACTGCCAGATTTCATCGAACACTACACAAGAGAACTAGCTCAAGCTAAACTTGAAGTTGGTATCAAAGGTAGTGTCGAGAAAAATCTAGCAGGGTTGCCTGGTATCACTGAGTATCGCTTCAATCAACTACAGGAGATCGAAGCGGTTCTCAACTTTCTCAACATCAAGCTACGCAAGATTCGTTCGGCCACATTCAAGAAATTCTTTGAAGGCTATGCTCGTGCCTTAACAAGCCGCGATGCTGAAAAGTATGTTGAAGGTGAGCCTGACGTAATCGACATGGAAACACTTATCAACGAGGTCGCACTCTTACGTAATCGCTGGTTAGGCATTATGAAGGGCTTAGAAGCTAAGCAATGGCAACTAGGTCACATCGTTCGTCTACGCACAGCGGGCATGGAAGACGCAACAATCTAATGACGCTAAAGCCAATAAATCTCAACGTGCGCTCAGTCACGATAGAGGACATCGAGAATCACAAGTTGATTTCTGATGAAGCACTTGCTCGTGACCTTAACAACGTAAAACGATTCAACGCCGATGAGAACACAAACTCGTTCGCAGGCAACCCTTTCTTGTATCACTATCAGTTCAAGAACTTACTGCGCTGTAAACGAGCAGACGGTAAGAATATCTACGACACATGGTCAGACCCCCTACAACGAGACAAACTGTTCGAAGATACACTCAAGCGCAACAGAGGCGGAGCAACAGTCGCCGGTAATGTGTTTGAGTGCTATCGCATCAACAAGGGCAGTGTTGTAATGTTCAAATCAACAACAGCGAAATACTTGTACAAAAAGTACGGCGCTACAAAGGTGCTTGACCCGACAGCAGGTTGGGGCGGTCGTATGATCGGCGCATGGGCACTAGGTATTGATTACATAGGCATCGATACAAACATCGAAATGAAGCCTGCGTATGATGCTATGATTCAACATCTACTACAACACGACGATACATCACTGTTTACATTCGATAGGGTATCAGAGCTACAAATGCTGTGGCAAAGTTGCCTCGATATCGACTTCTCTAAACTTGATTATGACTTTGTGCTAACAAGCCCACCATATGTCAACTTAGAAATCTACGAACACATGACTGAGTGGTCAAGTGATGAATCGTTTTATCTAGGCTTCTTCATACCACTGTTCGACAAGTGTAGAGCACACATCAAAGCAGGCGGTCACATTGCCTTCAACATATCACCTAAGATGTATGCTGATGCGCTAAAGTTCGGTCTACCTCCCTGCGACATTGAAGAAGACCTCAAGCAACAGATGGGTCAAAAACACGTGGCACTAAAGACCGGCAAGAAAAAGCAAGATAAAGTATACATTTGGCGCTGTTGACAATAAATGGTAGACCTGTTATACTACCATCTATGACTACGAAACACACTCTACTCACAGTCCTTGCCGCCGCCAATCGTGCGGCCACTATCAACGGCCAGTACGTCAAGTTCACAATACCGGCACTTCGTGATCCTGACGGCCGCTTAGTTCAGCCTGAGAAACTGCCCAACCGCGTAGTCATCGCCGAGTTGCTCAAGACACCTGACGCTATTACTACAGAAGACTACGAGCAGGCAGAGAAAATTAGAACTTTCTTACAAGGACTAACACTAAAGTTCTTACAACGAGGTGCGCTTAGTCAATTCGACACCAAGCTACTGGCCCTCTCTAGTCTAGAAGAAGTAAGCACTGACTCACTTGCTATCCTTGCGTATTCGCCCTACTCGCTGACGCAATATGAGGAGCAAGAGTATGCTAATACTAAACGCTTACAAGCAGTCAAGAAATATCTGGCCGCACCTAATACTAAAGTATCAGTAACCCTGGAAGTAATACGAACTACTTACAGCCAGCAGTATAACTGCTACTTCATTGAGGCAGTCACCGCTTGTAATCATAAAGTATTCTTTTCTTACAAAGAGTCTCTTGTACTACAAAAGCATTACAATATTCAGGGCAAGGTCAAGTCTAACCGTGACGACTTCGTAACGCAACTCAACTATGTCAAACTGTTGTAAAAATACAACACCCACCACCTCTTGACAATAAATGGCAATCCTGCTACAATACTTGTATTGAAACTGATAACGAAAGGCACTCTATGAATCAAGTTCGCATCGCCCGTGGTGAGTATCACTCTAAGCCCGTGACTGGCACATTCACTCTCGTCAAGCCATATCAAGCCGGCAAACGCGGCGGCTTTGTGACCGTGGTCAACGACGGCACCCTGGGCAATGAACCTGTTGCTGGCAAACCTGCCCGAATCCTGGTAAAAACCTCGGCCGACTTTGAGTATCTGTCAGGCGCAGGTATTCAAGTTCCCGCCGGCATTGTAGCCTTCACCCCTGCCCCACTCGCCACTCCCGTAGCAGAACCTGTGTCTACTGAGACTGACGAGGAAATCATGAACCGCATCGGCGAACGCTTCGGCATTCAAACTGAAATGACACGTGCGGCAATCGCTGGTCAAATTCGTGCCATGATTATCTCAGGCGCACCTGGTGTCGGTAAGTCTCACGGTGTTGTATCTGAACTCGAAAAGTTCTCGTTGTTCGATCAACTCGCAGGTAACAAAATCAAATATGAAGTTGTCAAAGGTGCTACTACCGCTCTTGGTTTGTATGCTACCTTGTACAAGCACAGCGACCACAATCATGTGTTAGTGTTCGATGACTGTGACAGCGTTTTCGCTGACGAACTCTCGCTCAACATTCTGAAGGCCGCCCTTGATTCCGGCAAGACCCGCAAGATTTTCTGGAACTCTGATTCAGCCCTGCTCCGTCGTGAAGGCATCCCTGATTCGTTTTCGTTCAATGGTACGGTTATCTTCATTACCAACTTGAACTTTGAAGCTACTCGTAGCAAGAAACTCCAAGATCACTTGGAAGCCCTTCAGTCTCGTTGTCACTTCTTGGACTTGACCATTCATACAGCACGTGAAAAGATGCTTCGTATTCGTCAAGTTCACCGTGATGTGACTAACGATCCTAACGCACCTGCTGGCGGATTGTTCTCCGAGTATGATTTGCCTGCTGGCATGGACGCTGAAATTCTGGACTTCATCTGGGAAAATCACCAGCACTTCCGTGAAATTAGTTTGCGTATGGCACTCAAAGTTGCTGACTTGTACAAGATCAATCCAGAAAAATGGAAGTTGCTTGCTAAGAGCACTTGTATGAAGCCTCACTAATCTGCTCTGCCTTTCGTGAGCATTTACAGCCACCTTCGGGTGGCTTTTTTATTGCCAAAACATTTGACACTTTGTTACTCTTTGTGTAAAATAGGCTGATACATACCGCTATTGTAACCGGTAAATATTGGCCTAGGAGAAACAAACATGAGTAAGAAACCAACATTCACAACATCAGTATTTGACTTTGATGACTTAGAGAGTCCAGAAACTGAATGGCGAGGCATGCCAGAATTCAATCAACCAGACAACGGAGCATTCCGACAAAT